GTTCCAAATCACATATGAACAACCGAAACATACTAAACTTAATAATATAATTAATATTGTTTCCATTATTCTACCGCCGTCATATCTATTTCTCTACCACAATTTAAACAATAAAATGTAGGAACTGGAACAACTGACGCTTTTCCAGTCGGTGATACTAATGGTGATACTCTTCTCAACTCATATCCTTGAGCGAACATCTCTCCATTACAAACCACTTCAATTCCTTTTTCTAAATCTACTCTTTTATTATCACACTTAATTACTTTAGTATCTTTTTCTATATCTAAATTTAATTGTGGTGGTGCTTGTTTTCCATCTAATTTCATATCTTAACTCCCGAATAAATCATTAAATACTTTACTTTGACTATCTGATAGTTGTTCTTTCTTTTTAGCTTTAGTAACATAGTCTTCACTTGAATGATTATACTTCCACTCCTCATATTCTAATTTAGATGCCATCATATCACCTTGATGTAGAATAGTTGGTAGATTTGTTTTTAATTGAAAGTCATCCATATAAGTCATAAGATAACCTTTATTAGCCTCTTCATATAAACCATCAGTAAGTTTAATCGCTAAAAATTCTTGTTCTGTCATTGGAACTTGGAAATGATTTAAAAGAAAAAATGACCTATCAGTAACATTCATATAATGAATATTTCCATTATGATTATAAATCTTACCTTGATTCTTTCTATGCCATTCTGAATCATTTGGTACATAGTAGTCTCCTTCAAGTGAACCTACCTTCCCTAAATCGTGATGCATAGCACTAAATATTAATTCCTCATCTGTCCAATTAATATGAGCTCCCATATCTTTCCATAGTTGTCCAATTTTCTGCGAACACTCAATGACATGCAGTATGTGTTCTATATAACCACCTGGAAAAGCATTATGGTATTGTTCTTTACCACTTGCTGGTGCAAACATAATTCTATCTTTAAAATGTTCATACATCTTTAAGAGATTATCTCTTTTTTCTCCATCAAATGTATCATTAACAAGTTGTATTAACTTGTCATAATTCTGTTGTAATTGTTCTGGTGTTAATTCTTTCATCTATGTAAAAACCTCAAATTTTATATTGTTATAATATACAAGCTTTTGCTTATACGAGTCAAGAGCTATTTTAAAAAAAACACCAAAGGCCCACATTAAGTGAGCCTTCGGTTTAAGATTGGTGTGTTAGTATGAATTACTTCTTACCAACTGCATCTCTAACACCATACAGACCAAGAGCTGCTAGAACACCGAAAACAGATTCTGGAATTACAATTCCAAATTCTCCGGCGATACTAACACCACATACTACTATTGATGTCCATATTGTTTTAGATTTCCACCATTGTTTATCTTGTATCATTTGTAGTCTCCTAAGTTAACTTATCTACTTATTATCCCATAAACCAATTAATACAATCAAGGTCAATAGACCCGTCAAACCACCTGTCAAGAAGCTGTCTACAAGACCGCTTATGTTACCAATGATGTTTAAACCAAGTACATTACCGAATACTATCTGTGATAAAATACCAACAGATACTAATCCACCAAGTACACCAGCGAAACCACCAAGTACATCTGACATTGTTCCAAAGATTGACTTCATATTCATAGTTATCTCCTATTGTTTTTTAGTTTTGATTAAAATTTATAACTTGCTCTAATAACAAAGTCTTCACCCTCTTCACTCGAAAGTTCAGTTGTGATAAACATATTATCAGTACAGCTATATTTAACGCCGTATATCAATTTCGCATCTGTGGTATCGTCACCATCGTCACTATACCCAAACAAAATTGATGCACCCTTGAAGACTTCAGGTGATACAACAGAGCGTAACCAAAACGCTCCATTACCTTCGTCTGACAAGTCATACTCAAAAGAGTTCTCTATTGGAAAACCAACAACGCTGATTTTACCAGAGTAATCTAAAAGTAGAGCATCATCGCTATTAACAGAGACACCCACGGTCTGGTCAAAGATTGAATACGACAGCCTTCCTGCCCAAAATTCATCATTACCATAGAGTGCTCCAACACCTATTCCTAGTTTATTAACTGAAAGACCTACACCTTCATATGTAGAATGTTCTCTTGGTAGAGAAACAAAACTATTGTTTGATGGTCTGTGTAAGCCCCAAGCAATACCATAAGGTGTCGCTTGTTGACCAAAAGTAAGAGTAACATCATCAGTTACATTCCACGAATATTTCGCTTCTTCGATGTTAAACATACCATCAGTTAATTGTCCACTTAACTGCCATCCGTCACCAGTTAAAGTTAATCCTGTATAAGGATTCGAGAAGCTTAGTGCATCATCTGTAGCTGGTGTTACTGACCCGTCTTCATTAGTGACTTCGTCTGTAGCTCCACCCCAAGTGAAATCTGTACTAAATTCCCCTGAAACTTTTATTTGTGAATCACTTGCTGGTTCTACTACTTCTTGAGCGAAAACAATTCCACTCACAGCAAGCACTACGCATAACAGTATCGTTTTTAGTGTATTCATACTACTATCTCCTATGTTGTTCTAAGTTACATACACATTTATAACATAGATACGCCAAATTTTTCTTTCTTCCTATTTACCTTTTGATTATTATTCATAACGGTAGAAACCTTTATGCCTCGGGATGCCCATCCCATTTCGAAATATGTAAGTTAATTTCCATATCGTATATAAGTATAACCTAAAAGTTTAAAATACAACTTTTTTTTATTTTTCTTCCTCACTATCATCTTTTTGTTTTTTAGGGTCTTGTGTTTCTCCCCTAAGTTTAGCACAATCTTCGATAGTATAATTATCATCATAAATAAAGTTATAATGATTTTCATCTAATAGATTGTAAATTCTTTCAATTGGAATAAAGTATCCCATATGAGTTATAGCATCCGAACTAAACCCACTTGGTGATACTGATATTCTTGAAGGAACACCAATCCAATCATATTGTTTTCTTTTACTTGAATACCTATAACAAGCTCCACCACTATTACCATAGATAGTTTGAGCTGATGACATCCAATATTTGTAATGGTCTATCTCATCATCCATATAAGTAATAATACCTGTCGATGCGATAGGTGGATGACCAAGAGAAGCTCCGACAGCAAATACATCATCAAAGATATGAACATTATCTATATCATCAAGTGGAAATAAATTAGCAACATAATCACAAGTTTGTTCTGTATCTCTAACTCTTAATAGTGCCCAATCTTGACCACCTTCTACTTCTGAATAAGCTACTATATCTGCTTCAACAGCGAATGAACCAATCGTATGTGAGTAATTATTAAATCTGAAAAACTCTACATTAACTGTATCAAGTATTTCTTTATCAACTTTTCTCTTTAATACTGGGTCCCATTTCTTCTCTAAATGAACGCTATCAGCGATAACATGCTGATTAGTGATGACATATGTATAAATCTCTCCGTCTTTTTCATTCTTTTGAGAATATACAACCGTTCCACTACCACCAGCCTTCTTTGTTCTTACCCTAACGGTAGGATAAAACATCTGTTCGTGTTTTTGGATTATTTCTTTACTTGCTTTTGCCATAACTATTCTCCCACTTATGTTGTTAGTATTGTCTTGCTATCTTTACACCTTTACCTTTGTTTTGTTTTAGATATTCATCTAAATCAAATTTTTCTTCCTCTTCTTTTGGTAATTCTTTTTTAGGTTCTATGATTCCCACTTCCCAAAAACCTATTGGAAACATTATAACTAATTCATCTCCTGTATTTTTCTCTAATACAAAAAGATATATGTATAACTCATCGTAATATGCGTAACCCATTGACATATCAATTGTCATTAACTCTCCATACCTATGAGCTTCATTGGTAGAAATTCTATACCAAACATCAACTGGTTCTTCACAAACACATTCTTCACATTCTTGTGAAAAAATAAAACTTCCTATTAATAAATATATAAGTAAGTGTAAAATCTGTTTCATCTGACTTCTCCAGCTATGTGAATCAATTATCAGAACTCTTGGAGTGAGATCGGTAAGATAAAGTCGCGGGAAAACTTTAAGATACTAAACATTAGCCACTCCAAGAGTTCTAAACCTTGAAGTAATTTTTCTGTCCTCTTGTATATAAATATATCCGAATTTCTGAAAAATGAAATAAATCGTATTAGTATTTTAAAATTTGTGAGTAAGCACACAAAAAGGACCGAATGATAAAGTTTTGGAAACAATAAAATATAATTAGATGTAATAATGACAATCTATTGAAACTTAAACAATCGATCCTTTTTGTCTTATAAGCTAGTTGTTGTATTGATAATTATATCATTTTGTGAGAATTTCAATTAACGAACTAACTTACGAGAAAGGAAACTT